CCTTTAGGTTTCTTTAATAACGCTCAGTTTGGTGGTGGAACTCAAGAAGATACTTACGCATCAACAAATACGACTATATCTCATAATTTTGATGGAAGCACAGTTGATATTGTTATTGTAGAACCTAGTGCTGGTATTGTTGAACAGCCATCGTGGGCTCAAGCACATCCAGATTTCAAAGACTCATCTAATAATTTTAGATTTGTTGCTGTTGATTGGAGTGATTATGATTCAGGAGTAACTAACGTAAGAAATAATCAAGTCACAAATGGTTGGACAGACCTTGGTAAACACGCACTTGCATCCGCATCAGTTGCAGCAGGTACTTATTGTGGTTGGGCAAAAAACGCAAACCTTTATTATGCTGATACGACTTATGATAGTTACCTTTCAATATATTCCGCAATTTATGCATGGCACCAAGCAAAACCGGTCAACCCAGATACAGGAAAAAGAAACGCTACTATCGTAAACAATTCTTGGGGTTTTTATGCTGATAGAAGAGCCGAAAATATTATACCTATCGAAGAAATTTCTTCTTTTAACGCATTTGATGATGATGGAAATCAAACAACAGTAACTAGACCAGGTGGTGGTTGGGGAAGTGATTACTCAGATTTCGTAGACAACGGATTCAACGTTGTTAACACAACTGGTGCTAATGGAACTGATAAGTGGGGAATCGCAACTTTTCGTTCAAACACTTCTAGAGACGCAACATGGGATTTTATTTTAGATTACTTTAATTCTATTGAAGGTTGCTATCAATTCTTCTCAGCTGGTAATACTCCAGTTGTTTTTGCAAGAACAGACCAGCCTCAGTATAATAATCAAATCTTTTTAGATGCAAATTATTTTTACTATGACTTAAACGAATTCAACAATAATAAAGTTACGGCAACCGAAAATACTTATGCACCTGTAACTGGTACAGAATATACTCATAGGTGCGAGTTCATCGGCCATCGATATTCATTTTATGTTTCAACATATCAATTCAGTACAACAAACCCAATGATAGAGTCTTATCCCGCAAGAGGTCCGGCGATTGATGCATTAGGACAAGGAAGAGGTTCATGGTGTGCTGCAAGTAGTTATAATCTTAAAACTGACTCAAATGGATTTCAATGGGGAACATTTTCGGGAACTTCAGCTGGATGCCCAAATGTAGTTGGTGCAGTTGCATTAATGCTTGACCATTATTATTATGGAGAAGGTGGAGCGTCTTGGCCAACGATTGCAGAATTAAGAACTATGATAAGAAGTACTTTCTCTCAACACCCTCTTCAATTAGTAGAAGATTTAGGAAAAGACAGAGATGGTAATGCAGTAAGTAAAACCGCTTTTCCTGCTGCAGGTACAGAAATGTGGAACCACAGGTTACAAGGTTCTTATTTCCAAAACCAAACTATGACTCAGCGCACGACGATAACTGAAAGAGTACAAGACAGAAACACTTATAACGATAACTATGTTCTTACTGTAGGAAATAGTGGAAGCACAAGTTATACTTTTACAGGAACTGCTGGGCCAAATACATTTAGTGCTAGTAATGACCCAATGATAGTTATAAGAAAAGGTGACACACTAACTTTTAACATATCAACAAGTGGGCATCCTCTCTACATTAAACAATACGATGGTGAAATTGGTATTGTACAAGGAAGTACGGGTGGCTATAGTAATGGTGTAACAAATAATGGCGCTTCATCAGGATTCATTGTTTGGAATACAAATACTGCAGACACTGGTATCTATTATTATATTTGTTCGAACCACGCTGCAATGGGTAATTATATTGTCGTATTAAGTGAAGATGAGGAATATTATCAAGGTACTGGAATCATGGGCACCACTCCGAATACAAGAGTTTGGTTACCTTGGTCAATAAGAAATGGAACAGTAGGAAAAACAAAACAACCGAGAAGTATAACTTATACTTCTAGACCTTCAACAGGACAAACATATCCTAGAAGGAAAATCAGAGTAGCTTAGGCAATGAAGATAAATAAAACTAACAATTCAAATTTTTTAATGAGCTCATAAAATGCCAGAGATATTAAGTAATAGTTTCAAAACAGACATCACAAGATTGTTTATTGACGATATTGCCAATAACAATTATTTCTTGTATGTGTCTGGTATTGATTCTTTTGACCCAGTAGATTCTCAGAAATCCAAAAACGAATTTTTGGAGCGTACTCTATTCGGTAAAAAAATAGAAATCAATGACATTCATTTTATGATTAAATATTATCCTTGGCAGGTAGGTCAAGTATATGTTGAATATGATGACCAAGTCGATTTAACAGACCAAAGATTTTATGCGGTTGTTGGACCTAACGATAACGAAACTGGTGATTATCGTGTTTATAAGTGTTTAAATAATAATAGTGGTGCTGCAGTTACTTCACCTCCTAATTATAACCCAACAACTACAAACCAAGTTTATGAAACAGCAGACGGATATGTTTGGAAATTTATGTATGTTATTAGTGACTTACAATTCGAAGCATATAACGCTTTAGGTTATGTTCCTATTATTGGAACATTCAATACGAATCCACCATACGGAGGTGGTTCAAGAGTTTCAGACATAGTAGTAGAAAATAATTTAGATAATTCTGGATATGTAAAAGAAAGTGGTGGTTTAATTTCTTCACCATTTACAAGCGGAACTATGTTAGTTGACCCATTTACTACATGGAGTCCTATTACAAACTATTATGTCGGCCAAAACATTTACACACTTAATGCTAATGGTGTTGCAAACTTATTTACGATTAATTATTATAATTTTAATACAACTACAGGTAATGCAGAAATACGTGTAGGTAATGAATTAATTTATGGTAAGAAAACAATTAATGTTGAAGGAGTAACAACAACAAATCCAGTTGTTGTAACAGCAACTGCTCACGGATTAGTTGATGGAACACAAATAAGATTTAGCAATGTAGGTGGAACAACAGAATTAAATAGTGGTGTTACATATTACGCAGTAAAAATTAGTGATGACACATTCTCTTTGAAAGTTGATAGAAACTTAACTTCAAATTTAGATGGTAGTGCATTTACAGCATACACATCTGGTGGAACTTTTACCGCCGAAAGAGATGCAGTGGCAGCAGGGGTTGCAAGTAACGCATCATTCACAATATTCCCAAGAGTTAAAGTCACTGGGGACGGAAATGGTGCAGTCGCAATTCCAGAAATTGTAGACAATAGAATAAGTAGAGTTACAGTTTTAGAACAGGGTAGTGGTTATAGAAACGCTTTCTGTGAAGTTGTAGACCCTGCGTTTGACTTTGACCCAGAAGATACGACAACAACTGATGTTCGTGCAACGGTTAGACCAAGATTATCACCAGACAGTGGACATGGATATAATTTACTAGATGAGTTTAGATGTAAACACTTTAGTTTTTATGCTTATATTTCTGCTGATGATAATACAAGAATTGGAGATACGAATACTTACTCAGGTGTAGGTATTGTTCGCTCACCTTCATTTGCAAGTTCTGTACCAACTGTTTTCGATAATAGAATTTCAGTCACGACAAATGATATAGATAGATTAACAGCGAATAGTACTGTTACTCAAGTAAACTCAGATAATGAGATTACTTTTTCTGGGAAAGTACACGAAGTTGACGCATCTGCAAACACATTCTATATTGCGGAATATATGGGACCATACCAAAACAACGCAGATACAGGACAAGGAGATACTTCACTAGATTTAACATTACCATTTAGGAATGAAGCTGGACAGACAATCACTATAAATAGTCCAGTAATAGATAATGTAGTGACATCAGATTATACTCAAAGAACCGGAGAGGTTTATTTTATGGAAGACTTCTTCCCATTATCAAGAACAGAGCTCTCTAGAGAAGAATTTAAGTTTGTCTTGGAATTTTAAACAGGAAAGTAATACGATATGCCTATTAATACGAACCTAAACCAATCACCATATTTCGATGATTTCGATATCGAAAATCAATATTATCGTGTGCTCTTTAAGCCTGGGTTCGCTGTACAGGCAAGGGAATTAACGCAATTACAATCTATGCTCCAAAATCAGGTGGAGCAATTCGGAGATAATATCTTTAAAGAAGGTAGTATCGTAAAAGGTTGTTCATTTACAAACTTAGATGATTTAAGATTTGTTAAGCTTATCGATGTCGTAGGATTTGACCCAACTAGTTATATTAGTAGAAGAGTTATTGAAAACTCAGTACAAACAGGTGGACAAGATTTAGAACTTGATTATATTTACGAAGTTACTGGTGCAAACTCTGGGTTGAAAGCACAAATCATTTCAGCTGCAAGAGGTTTCGAAACAAGACCACCTGATTTAAATACTTTCTTTATTAACTATCTTGCACCTACTGACCCAGCAACTACAGATACAGAATTTAGAGCAGGTGAACCATTAACTGTTGTATTGAAGAAATACAAAGTCGGTGTCACCAATACAGTATTCGCAGAAGAGACACAATCAATTCCTGGTTTAGCAGTAACATCTCTTTCAAACCATGTTGGTAAATCATTCGGTATTCAATCTTCGCCGGGTGTTGTTTTCCAAAAAGGACATTTCTTATTCGCTGCTGACCAAGTACTTGTTATTTCAAAATATAATAATTTACCTGATGGTGTTTCAGTAGGTTATTCTGTACAAGAAAAACAAGTTAACGCACTACAAGACAACGATTTATATGACAACGCAAATGGTTCATCTAACGAGAATGCACCAGGCGCAGACAGACTTCAATTAATTCCAACACTTACAGTATTACCAACAACTGATGCAAATACTGACTCAGCGTTCTTTACACTTATTCGATATCAAAACGGAAACGCTATTACACTAAGAGACGTTTCTCAATATAACGTATTAGGTGAAGAACTTGCAAGACGTACTTTTGAAGAGTCTGGTAACTATGTACTGAAACAATTCCCAGTTGCTACAGATGATAGAGATGGAGATGTTAATGTATTATTAGGAACAGGTACAGCATATGTTAAAGGATTTAGAGTTGAGAATTCTGGTGAAAGGTCGTTTGTAGTTGACCAAATCACACAAACAGAAGTTCAAAATAATAACTCAGTATCTTTTGATTATGGAAACTATGTAGATGTAACAGCATTCACTGGTACACTTGATATCGATTGGACTCCTGTAAATTTACAAGATAGTGGTGGTAGTAATATCGGTACAGCAATTGCGATTAACGCATCACCAACAAGAGTTTATTTAACTGCAGTTACATTCACGGGTTCAAATAAAGCTGCTGACTTAGCGAGAATCAGTGATGGTTCTGGATTCTTAGAAGTAGGAAATAGATTACACGAAACAGCAAGAAAATCTTTATTGTTCGACACAGGAATGAAGAGTTTATTCGCTACATCAGATACACTACTTCCTGTAAGAGAAAAAATTGCAGCAACACATAATGCGAATGTTATTACATTAACAGCAAATCCTGGTGAAGACTTTGATGTTCAACAAGATGATATATTAGTTGTTGATGGTTCTAATACACAAATTCCAGTTACTGGTACATTAAAAACTTTAAACAATAGTCAACTTGACATTTATTTAGATGCTTCTGCAAACTCAGCTACTAACGTCACACTCTATTATAATAAGAGATTAGTTGGTGCTGGTTCTAATGGTGTTGAACCATATAATAAGACAGTTGCAGAACCTTATATTAAAGTTAACTTTACAAGTGCAACAACACAATATAGTTTAGGTTTCCCAGATGTATTTGATATTACAGAAGTAAAAGACGCTTCTGGTAATGATTTTACAAGTAGTTTCAAACTTGTTAATAACCAAAAAGATACTTATTACGATATTTCATACATGGAATATATTCAAGGAAGACCAGTTCCTGCAAATGGTGTATTAACCATTAAACTTAAGGTATTCCAATTAAGTACATCATCTGGAGAGTATTTCTTTACAATTAATAGTTATCCTAATTCATTAGATGCTTATGACATTCCAGTGTACGTATCTCAATCAGGCAACCGTTTTAATTTAAGAGAATGCTTTGACTTTAGACCTTATCTTAATAAAGACGCATCTGCAGACTATTCTGCAGTGACTGAAGGTGCGGCACCAACAATTACAACAGCGGTTGGAGCTCATTCACTTGATTGGAGCACTTATGGTCCTGCACTTATTCCTGCACGTTCAGCTAGTGCAACAACAGACATTGAATATTATTTAAGTAGAATCGATGTTATTGTCGCAGACTCTTATGGTGAAATTAGTTTAATTAAAGGTAAAGAAGAAAAATTACCAGCACCTCCTCGAGTTGAATCTGAAAAACTCGTTATTGCTGAAGTCACAGTTCCAGGATTCCCTGCATTAAGTTCAGCTGGTGCGAATACTGCGAAGAAGAGAGAATACGCAGTTAAAGCACGTTCAACAGGAATTAAAAACTATACCATGAAAGACCTTCACTCGTTAGAGAAGAAGATTGATAACATGGCATATTATATTTCATTAAACCAATTAGAATCTGAAACTCAAAACTTATCAGTACTTGACGAAAATGGTTTAAACAGATTTAAAAATGGATTTATTGTTGACCCATTCAATGATTTATCTTTAGCAGATATTCAAAATCCAAACTTTATGGCAGCGGTTCCATTTAATCAAAAGATTTTAACACCTGCTGTTAAAACTTATGCACTCGATTTAACATACAAAACAAGTAGTAATGCTTCAATTTTCCCATCGACATCTGAAGCAAAGGCTGGAACATTATCTCGAAATCAGAACGTTGATATTATTAGTCAACCTTATGCTTCTGGTTTCCGTAATGCAGTAAGTAACTTCTACAAATATCAAGGTGATGGAATTATTTCTCCACCTTATGATGCTGCATACGATACAACAACAAATCCAGTTACTATTGACATTGATATGTCAACAGCTTTCGAAGAATTTGTCGATAACATTCAAGAGTTTTTACCACTTACTGACACAACTCAAACAGTTGAATTGCAAGAAGATAGATGGGGTTGGGGAAGAAGGTTTGGTGGAAGAGGACGTGGTGCTACTGAAGTTACAACAATCACAACAAGAACAAGTGAAATTAGTGTAAATCAGGGTTCAACTCAAGAACAATTCGTAGGAGACTTTGTATCTAACTTCTCTATGAAACCATATATGGCAGGTAGAGATATTAAAGTTTATATGTCTGGTTTACGTCCAAATATACAACACTACTTCTTCTTTGATGGTGTTGATGTAAATGCTCATGTAATTCCTGGTTCACCTGACGATTCTGCTGGTAACATTAAGCGTAATGGTAATAAAGGTGATGCAGTAACAACTGACGAAAATGGTGTACTCAGAGCGGTATTCTCATTACCACCTGAAACATTCTTTGTCGGTGATAGAGTATTAGAAATTGCTGATGTTAATTTATATAACAGTATTGAAAGTGGTTCTACATCAAGAGGTTTCGTAACTTATAGAGCATATAACTTCGCAGTTGAGAAGACTGCTTTAACAACTTCAACACGACAACCTGATTTTGATATCAACACAACGACAACAACAAGAAACGTTGCAAGAAGACCAAGAGGTCGTGACCCAATCGCTCAAACATTCTTTATTAAGAAAGGTATGGGTCAAGGTTCAAACTCTGTTTACTTATCAGAAGTTGACGTATTCTTCAAACGTGTAAGTACAACCAACGGTGTATCATTACAAGTAAGAGAAGTTGTAAATGGTTATCCATCTAATCAGATTGTTCCATTCTCAGTAGTACATAAGATTCCAACAGAATTAACAAGTGCTTCATCTGACGATGCTTCAGTCGCAACTACATTTGCTTTCGAAGCACCTGTAAGATTAGATGTAGAAAAAGAATACGCAATTGTAATTCAACCAGATGCATCTGACCCGAACTACTTAGTATACACTTCAAAAGTTGGTGGAACTGATTTAACACCAGGTGATACTCAAGGTGCTGCTATTGTACAAGACTGGGGTGATGGTGTTCTATTTAGTTCTACAAACAATAGTGCTTGGAAATCTTATCAAGACGAAGATATGAAGTTTACTTTACGTAGACACGACTTCAACCAAACAACAGGTAGTGTTACATTAACAAATAATGACCACGAATTCTTAACAGTTAATAACTTTAATGGAAGATTTAATTTAGGTGAAACAATTTACCAAGAGAAATCTTTACAAGGTTCAACTAGTGCGACAGTAAATGTACCTCTTAATTCTGCAACAATGACAGGTACAAACCTCGATGATACTTACGCGGATAATGACTTTATTCTTATTTCGAATGCAGGTAATACTGAATCTGATATTTTCAAGGTTGTAAGTGTATTGAACTCAACAACAATTACACTCGATAAGCCAGCATCCTTCGCAGTATCTAATGGCACAGGAACACCAGTTGTTGTAGGAAGGTTATCTTATTACAATAAGAATAATCCTTACGAGATGCACTTAGAA